GTAATAAATTAAACAATAAATAAAATGGAGTACAAAGCAAAAGGAAAGGTCATCCTTATAGGACCAGAGCAAGTGAAATCAGAGAAGTTCACATTAAAAGAGTTTGTCATTCAGACTCAAGATGAGAAGTATTCTCAGACAATCAACTTTCAAATCTCAAATAAAAATATGGATCAGCTTAATAGCATCAATATTGGTGAAGAGGTTGAGGTATCATTTGACATTAGAGGTAATGAATACAATGGAAAGTATTATAACAAGCTGAATGCTTTCAAAATTGAATCAACAATCTTTTAATCATGTTAAAAATATTAGTTTGGTTATTTACTCTGTCCCTCTTTTTTGGAGGGATAGGGTTATTTTACTATGCCATTTATTATTTCTTTGGCACAATTGGATTAGTTATATTCATAATCATATCAGCATTATGGCTGATTGCAATAAGATCAAGCAATGGTAAGTATTAACATATATTTCAAAGATACTGATATCAACATCAAGAAATGGATGATTAACGAAACAACATCCAGGATATCCAACAGATACAAACAGATTCACATTGCAGAGGATATCGGAGTCAACACAACTCAGTTGTGGAGATTCATGAATGATAAGAAGGTCTCAGAGGATTTTTACATCAAATGGTTTAAGTGGTATTGTAAAAATCAATAACTTAGCATGTGGAATTTTGGAAACATGAGGCATATATCATTGCAGAGAAAGTCACTGGAGGCAATCCAATATACAGAGACCTGGTCAGTCATGTCTATCTGTTGGTGTATGAACTCGACATCACAGCCAATGATCTGCCAAGAGTATTTGCCAGGTATTCATACAACCAATATAACTGGAGAGACTCAACATTCAACAAGCAATATAGGCTCAATGATCCATTACCAGAACTCTACGATAAAGAGACAGATCAAGAATACCATGAGACAGAGATGCAGAAATTACTTGATTCGTATATGGACCAAAGTCCAACAGATGATCAAGAGCTATTCACCAAAGAAATCACCAGGATGCATTTGATGGGAATGACATATCGAGAGATCAGAAATGAGACTGGAATATCCCTGGACACTATTCACTTAGCAATTAAACAATTCAAAAATGATTTACATATTACTTATCACAATTCCAATAGGGATTGCCAGAGCTCTTATGAGTTTCAATCTCCCGGATTACAAACCATTTAACTGCCAGAGCTGTCTATCTTTTTGGATAGCTTTTGCTGGTTGCTGTGCTGTTGATTACAATCTCATTGGAATGGCATTCATAACTTATTTACTATCCGATTTAATTTTGATTTATGAAAGTAAGTGAAGAGCTACAACAACAAGCTGAGAGATTCTCAAAGACAAGGTCCTTTGCTTTGACATCAGAAACAAAGAAAGAACTATTGACATGGTTTAAAGAATCTGGTTATGGCAAACTGAACATTGGTTGCTCAACTTGTGTTCGCAATGCAATGGGTAAACTGGTCCAATCAATTAGTCAAGGAGAGCATATCAAACCTCGCATTCATTTCATAGGAACAAAGCAATGATAATCACAGCACCAATACCAGTGATGGGGAGATTTCCTCTTGTGAGACTAACAGTCTCAAGACTTAAGTCTCAAGGAGTGATTCCAATTATGATGGGCCATGAGAAAGAGGCAGAGGATATTGCAAAACAATTGAATGTTGAATTCATTCACATTGACAATGATCCTCTTGGAAACAAATGGAATGCTGGCTTCGCTGCCTCAAAGAATTACAATGCTGATGCAGTTATGTTCATGGGATCATCTGACTGGTGCAGTGATGACTATATTGATTCAATCAAGCTACACATTCAAGACTTTGGAATGCTTGGAATGTTAGGCTGTCATTTCGCTGATGTCAGCAATACGATAAGACTGGTCCATTGGAAAGGATATGGTCCAGGACAGAGACATCATGAGCCAATTGGAATTGGTAGAGTGCTCAGAGCTGATTTCCTTGATAGCATAGCATGGAGACCATTTGATCCAAGACTCAATGCTGGTTTGGACTGGTCAATGTGGCTCAAGACAATCAGAGCAAAACAAGAGATTGGAATACTGCCAGATGATGGACGGATTAAGTTGTTGTCAATCTCAACAAACAAATGGATTAACAAGCACAAATTCACAGATCATTGGACTGGAGCTCTCAAGTCAGAGAGATGTGATCCAAGTCTGATTGAGAATGGATTTAACGAATTAAAAACTTTATTATGAGTGCAGAAGATAAGGCAAAAGAATTGTATCTTAAAATGTTGAGTTGGCAAGATAATTCAATTGAATATTTAGAAAGGAATGTTATTTCAACATCAGCTAAAAAATGCGCTTTAATTGCAGTTGATGAGATGATTGATTTTAGAAATCGTTTATATATCAATGAAGGAAGCTTAGCACATCAATGGCTATTGGATGTCAAACAAGAGATAGAGAAACTATGAACCAATCCCATATATCAGAATCCCTTGCTGGACTCGATCAAGGTCTGATTGAAAAATATCAACTCACAGAATATATCTCTCCAATATTGCCAACAATATTCATGGGAATGTACAGAGAGGAAGATTTTGCTCTTCTATCTGGTCACATTGGAGATGGCACAATCGTATGGTTTGGATCAGATGCAAAAGATCTTGCAGATGATTGGATTGATATGGTCAATAAATTCGTAAATATAGCAGTGAGTCATCAAGTCCTTGATACATTAGAATCAAAAGGAGTGGATGCAATATACTATCCATTCAATGCTGTCATTCCATATAGATGGCAACAAGTGCCGAATGGCAACAAAATATTCTGGTATTCAGGGAACTCTCCAGAATACTATGGTCAAGATCTAATCAATGAAATCAAAGAACGTATTGACATTCCAATTATAAGAGCTGGTCATGATACATTCTCAAAAGATCAACTGGTTGATGTTTACTCTCAATGTTTCATCAATCTCAGACTGACTCCTCACGATGGATGTCCCAACACAAACATTGAGATGGGACTCATGGGAAGGCGGTCCATTTACAACGGTGATTTGCCAGCATCAATACCTTGGCAATCAGTCAGTGATATCTGTCAAAACATAATGAAAGAATATCAATGCCGTCACTTAGATAATAGTCATATATCAAAAATTTATCATACATTTGTTAATTATGAAAGAATGTCCACGCTGTTTATTTGATGAGTCCATTGCCTCAATAGGTCAAGAGCAATGTGAGTATTGTGATCTCCATGATCAACTGGAGCTGCAAGCCAATCCTCATGAACTCAAGCATCTAATTAAAGAGATTAGAGCCAAAGGTCAAGATAAGAGATATGATTGTATCATGGGAATATCTGGAGGTATTGACTCATCAACACTGTTATTCACTGCAGTGAGATACTGGGATCTCAAGCCATTAGTTATTCACTTTGACAACAATTGGAATGCTCCAGAAGCAATGCACAACATGAGAGCTTTGGTTGAAAAGCTAGGAGTTGATTGCATCACATACAATGTCAACAAAGCTGAATACGATAGACTCAATGATGCATTCCTTTGGGCAGGTATTCCAGATGCTGATATTCCAAATGATATTGCGATGACTAAGCTGATGTATGATACTGCATTCAAATACAATATCAAGTACATTCTCAATGGTCATGATTTCAGGACAGAAGGATCAACCCCAAAAGGTTGGACTTATATGGATGCCAAATACATTGAATCAGTTTATAACAAGTACACTGGACTCAAGCTCCACAACTATCCTCTATTCACTTTCAAGGATCAACTATTCTATGCCTTGATGGGTATTAAGAATGTGAGACCATTCCATTATGGATTTGATAGAGAATCAATGGAGGCTGAAATGAAACGTCTAATCAACTGGCAAGATTATGGTGGCAAACATTGTGAGAATGTTTACACTGAGTTCGTTGGCTCATTCCTTCTGCCAGAGAAGTTCGGCATTGACAAACGCATTGTTTATCTCGCTGCTCAAGTTAGATCTGGAAAGATATCAAAAGAAGATGCTATTAAGCAACTAAAAAACAAATCAGAATTTGATTTCACAAAGCTTGGAGCATCAGCTGAAAGAATGATGAGGCTGGTTAACCTCCACAAAAGAGAAAGAGGATTCTTTGATAAATATGACTTTAAAAAATACAAGCATCTCATCTGGATACTTGCAAAGCTTAAAGTTGTACCATATACTTTTTATGTTAAATATTGTAAATAACCGAACAATAATATATAGTAATAAAACTGAGTAATGTATTGATATATTGCTTAGGATAAATCATGTCCAATTATGGCGTATACTCCAGAACAAGTTGATAAATTAGAAGAGTTAGCTTGGATATATGTCCAAGAATGTCTAAGTCACACAAAGCCAACGATATCTCCAAAGGGTGAAGTTGTTAATATGCCAGATAGACACATTCCTACAATTGACTATTTTCTTAATATCTGGATACCTTTGAGAGAAAAACTGGATCTAATTAAAAGAAGGACATGGTATGATTGGCTGAGAGAGAATTCTGACAAATCGCGCACTATTAAAAATATCGAGGGGGAATTCGTAGCTCTTGGCAAGGACATTGTGGCCAATGAAGGCAAGGGAATATTCTATGCCAAGAATAAATTTGGCATGCATGATCGTCAACAAGTTGAGACCAGGAATGTAGAGAAGTTTGATTTTGAATGAGTACAATCAAAGGCTACAAGCCTCATGAAAATCAGAGGTCCATTCATGATGCCATCAACCATGGTCACGAAAAATATTATGCTCTCAATATAGGTAGGCAGTTCGGCAAGACAATGCTTGGCATCAACCAATTACTTTGGTGGGCAATCAATGACAAAGGCTGTAAGATTGCTTGGGTAACTCCAGTCTATAAGCAAGGCAAGAAAGTATTCTCTGAAATGGAGAGGGCAACCACAGCAAGTGGATTGTTTACTTTCAACAGATCTGATCTGATGATCTCTGGCTTTGGCTCAACAATTGAATTTTTCTCCGGTGAGAGACCAGATAATATCCGAGGTAATACATTTGATTACATGGTTGTGGATGAGATGGCATTCACCAGACCAGAGCTTTGGGATGAGGTATTGAGTGCAACAGTCTTGGTCAAAGGAAAGAAGGTTATATTCATCTCGACTCCAAAAGGCAGGAATCATTTCCATAAGCTTTGCATGCAACCAAACTATGATGAGAGATATGCTTACTTTCATTTCACATCTTATGACAATCCAATGATTGATCCAAGGGAGTTGGATGAGAGAAAGCGATCCCTACCAGATTATGTGTTCCGGCAAGAGTACTTGGCTGAGTTCATTGATAATGCCAGTGGTATATTCAGAAACGTATCTGATTGCATTGGCACTGGAGCCAAGACTGCAAAGATGTACGCTGGTCTTGACATTGGTAGAGCTGATGACTACACTGTACTCACAATCATCAACCAGGATGGTCAGATGTTAGCTGCTCATAGATGGCGTCATGATGAGTGGAGCAAGATCATTGAGAAGGTAGCAACACTGATTAAGCAATACAATGCAACCACATTGGTAGAGGTCAATAACCAAGGTGATGTATTCTTTGAGATGCTGGCAACCAGGTGCAAGAATATGATCCATCCATTTGTCACTACCTCCAAAACAAAGCCAATCATCATTGAGGATTTGGCTGTGGCATTTGAGCAATCAGCAATATCAATTGTGAATGAACAATGGTTAATTGATGAGCTTGAGAATTTTTCTTATATTTACAATCCAAATACCAGGAACGTGACTTATTCTGCACCAGCTGGATTGCATGATGATGGTGTCATCTCAACA